CTACTGCTAACACCCGCAATTCTTAAAACTTTTTTCAATGCAGTTGCTGCATCGTTGCGGCCAGTACCGTCGTTGTAATACAGCAGCGAAGCCGTGCCGCTAAACTCCTGCACGCCTGGGACGTAACTGCGCTGGTCATCGCCAAGCGTTGTTGTTTCCAACACTTCAAGCGAACCAGTCAATGACCAGTTGGTTACTTTGATCTGCTCGGTGCCGTCGATCAGCAACCTGCCATCTCTGCCGGTATAGACCTTTGCCATCAGAGCACCCCGATCAGATTAACTGTAACAGTGCTAATGCCCGCACGCACCTGCTGCACTTGTGGCGGTCCTTCATAACGCCAGTTATTACCCCAATACTGCGCCCCAATTGCATCACTGTTGCCCTCCCATCCAAGTTTTGCGTTTTGAGTACCGTTCTCAAATGCAAACGTCTGAAACGTGCCTTGCATTTCGTTGTAGTGGTCTAAAAACAGCTCCGCCTGAGCATCGGTGATATTGTCGTACCCAAGCTGCATCTTCATGTTGGTGCGCTTATCGCCATACAAAATCCGCACTTCAGCGCCGCTTTGGGACTTGAAAACCTTGACGGGATAATCGCCCGCATCAAAGCTTCGACTTGTTGGGCGGATTGAAGGGAAGGCCATTAGTCCTGCTGTGCTCCAATAATCTCAAACTCGTTATCCAAGTCTAAAACGTCCCTTGCGATAAGGCTTCTATTTTCCGCATCCACCGGATAGTTGCTTGCCTGAATTGTCACGATCCCTTCTTGGTCAACATCAATTGCTTCAATCTGATAGACCTGAGAATCCTCGTTTCCATCTTGAATTGAGAACACCGTATTTCTAAAATTTTGAGCCACGCCACCTGAAATCACAAGCTGCCCTTCAGATATGGTCTGCTCTTCGCGGTTCCAGTAGTAAGCATTGAAACTGCCGTCAGATATAGGTGATGCAGCTACCACCGTTCCATCGCTTTGAATAATTCCGTTGTTGGCGGGGTTGTATGGGCTTAATTTGCTCGCAACACGGATGTATTGTCCTGGTGCAAGGTCTAAACCCCACGGCAATGTACGGAATGTGATTGTATGCGTTTGATGCTTGCGGACCGCCAAGAAATAACGTGCCACGCGCAATGCGTGTTCGGTGCTGGTGATATGGTTTAATTCAAATTCTTCAATCGCCAAATCGCCTTTGTCTGGTGTGTCGTATCTGGCAATTACCGTTTTTTGTTCGGGGAATTGATTGGGGCGCGAAATGCGATAAATGATTGCTGCTTGGAACAGCTTTCTATCTTCTAGTTCCAGCCAACTAATCTGCAGCGAATCTTCAATGATGTTGCCCTCAGTAAACATGGCTGAAATCAAAATCGGGCGTGTTGCGTCGATCACGCCATCATCGTGATAAGGCAATGCAGGTTCAATTGAAAGTTTTCCGTTCTTTAACGTGGTGTAACACAGAACGCTCGGAGCAACTTCCGCCAACCAAGAACGCAAATTTACCGGCTCAGCAATTGCGTCATCAAAGAACAGGCGATTGGCACGAAGATATCTGCCGGTTGTAACAAGCGAATCACGATCAACCAAGGCAGCGTTAATAATTGAACCAACACCCGTGTCACGGTTGGTAATCAGATACCACAACAAATCACTTAGCAGATTGCTTGGGCCTGTATCACCATCAAGCAAACGCTCCACTGCAAGGCCGTCTTTCATGTAGCAACGAAGTTGATCTAATTGCGTAAAATTATCGCTTGATTTTAATTTCAGGCCGACAACAGCACAGCCGTCATACTGTGGGATCCGGTCTTCAGCCAACGATTCATTGACATATATGATTTCGTGTTCCGGTCGATCATCACAACTTCTGGTAATCATGTCGCCATAATGCGACACCTCCGCAACACCGCTGTATCGCTCAAATAGGCGCGTGACAGTCTGTGGGGTGTCAAACTCTTGATAAATAGTCGGCCTTGTTACGCGATAGGTAAAGCCAAATTGAACGCCGCTTAAATTACTGGCGTATTTGACAAAAGTTTCGCCATCGCTCCAGTTGCCGGAAAAATCGTGAACGTCAACGCTTACAATGCGCCACCACTTGTTTCTAGGCGTTGTTTCATAATTCCTTTCATAAGCTTCAACGACAAGCTCCATGTTGATTGTTTTATTGGAATCCCTTGTATACTCCCATCCGTTTTTGGTGCGACGTGTCCCAACTGGCAAATTATCAAAATAGGGATCTTCGCCAAAAAACAATACCATGATATTGCTTAAAGTGTTATCCCTAATGTTTTCGCCAACGGTATAACTAGATTCATTTTCTAGCGATATTACGCTTTCAAGCACTACATCAATGTTATTTGGATCAGGAACAAAGCGTCCATATTGCAGATTGACTTGCCCCGTTTCATCAAAAATCAATTCAGGTACAACCGCCATTTGCGGGTGCGTAAAAATATCGCGTGGTTTTGCGAAATAACCGCGACCGCCAATTGTAAACGTACCAAGATAGGTATCAAAATTCCAATTTTTAAATGGTCCCTTGCCGCCATCAAGTACAAATACATCCTCTTCGCCAGAGCTTTGCTGCGTTGGAATTGCGCTATTAAAAGGACGCAACCTGTACTCAAGCTGACTTCGGCTTGGGTGCGTGACACGAATAAACGAATAGATGTCTACAGGGATATTGCCAATTACCGCAAAAAGATACGGCCCAAGGTTTGTCCATCCTTCGTTTTGCGTATTCTGCGTGTAGTCAGTGTTATCGCTATAACGCACATCCAAAGCAAACAATGAAATGCGCCTTGAGTAAAGCGTCATTTTACCTTCGCGTAAAGTAATATCGTCTTTATTGCTTTGCGCTATGTAAGACGCTGAAGCCAGCGTATTAAAGTTGGTAAGATTGTTGAATTTTGTCCATACCTGAGATCTAATGCCAATTTCGGTTACATCACAAGCCCTAGTATTTTGAAACGTGCCAATCTCGTATTTTAAGATCGGGTAGAACGATTCTTCAATATCAGAAAACGGTAAATATGAATTTCTTGAGATAGCCTGTTCGTCTACAACACCGATCTTGCGCTGGTTGCGACTCCAAGCTTCAAGGCAGCGAAGACGAACCCGATACCCATCATTAGAATGCACGTCTGGGTCATAACGATCCAACGGGCGATCAATAACCTCCCAAGTGGAGCGGCCAATCATAAACGTCTGGCCGACTGCAAGTAGCTGATCATATCGCTGCACCTCGCTGTCCATTGTTGAGCGAATATCGCTCAGATCAGCCGGACGGTGATCATGGTCCCCAAAAGCTGGAAATGGCTCTGATTCTTGACGCCCTTTTCCAAACAATATGACAATTTCATCGCCAACATTAACCTCAACCTGTGTTGTCAAATTGCCCCATTTTTCTAAAGTTTGCTTGTTGGATACCCTTGTATCTTCAACAGTATGCGTAACAGTGGTAATCGCTCCAGTGCTGCCATTGACGTGTTCAATAACACCAACGCGGCGGCAATAATTTACGCCCGTACCAGGCATCCCCGCTGTTGTGTAACCGTCAACAAGATCCCCGTTGCCATAGGGGTGCGTGACCATCAAATAACCGTCAACATATTTGCGCTGTTCTGTTAAAGCTTGATCGCGCTGCTTGTCATCCCAGCCATCTAGAACGGAAAAGATCCGCCAATCAGGTCGAATTGGGGTGCCGTTTGGAATGCCTGAATACACACCAAAACGAGTTTGTGAATTTGGGGTAAATGCACCAGAAAATGCTGCCTGACTTGCGCCAACGCGGGTAGCGGCGTAAAACGCTTCATCGTTGTCACCACGGCCATCATCAATCGTGAACTCGCCATATCGCAGGTTATACATGCGAAGACGGCTGCCTTCACCTAATACCTCGTAACCACCGTTCCAGTAAAAGTCAAAATATGTGCGGTAGATCCCGTCAAGCGCATTGTTGCCTAGAAAAATACCAGCAAGTTCAGGACGTTCCATTTTGCCCTGCCCTGCAATGCCAACTACTTCTATAACTTGATAACTGCCCCAGCTTTTCATGCGGGACCACACCAAAGGTGGCGAGACCAAAACACCGCCGGTTTTTGCTGTTTCGTCTCTGCGTGTAAAAACAATTGGAACAGTATTGCCGTATGCAGCAAGCTCTTGAAGCGAATCAAAACCGTATGATGGCGTAAAAATTTCCGTGCCAGTGCGACTGCCAAGTTGACGTGTTCTAAATTCCCGTTGTCGTCCTACAGTCGGAGCCTTTGGTTTTGGTGTTAAAAGATATGATGCTGCCGTAGAAGCAAGCCCGACAACCAATGAAATAATTGCAATTGTTGTCGGCCCATTTTTAATTTCGGGAATGTGTGCATATGCTTCACCACGTTCTTTAAGCTTATATCTTAATTCAGCAGCAAACAATCGGTATTCATCTTCACTGCACCCTAGTACATCAATTAGCCGTTTTTCGTACGGAAGCAGTGGCTGTACGACAGCTTGCTTATGGGGCACCATGCGACCGCCATCAAATGCTGGTTGATATACAGGCATCCGTTGCTCCAAGTGACCGCAAACGTAGCGTTGGCTTGCGGCAAAACTAATACATCACCATCATACTCCGCAATTTTGATCCGTCTTCCCCAACACAGCAGATCACGACTGATCGTTCTCCAATTATTGTCGTACCAGGATGCCTTAAAATCCGGCGTGGCAATGCCCATGCGATCAAGCACGTTGTAGACAAGATGGATGCAGTCAATTGCTCCATCAGCATTTGTCCCATCAGCACCCAAGCGGTATGGACGCCCAATCAAATCAATCACTGCACTCTGATTCGCGTGGTTAGAGGCAAGCTGCCTACAAGCTGTTGCGTTAAACGCTTTCTTGGGATGTCATTACCGACTGCATCCAAGATTGACGCCATACTGAGCTGAAGAGAAGTTGAATCCCATGTAGCCGTTACAATCTGTCCGATGTATTGATTGATCAACGTATAATTGTTCTTGTCAGTTGGATCGACTAAAACAGTTCTGACATTAGCCAGATAGCGTTCTTGCACAGCAGTTTCAGCCCATCCACGACTTAATTCGTTGTTTGGAAATGTCAGTGTTGCATCTTGGTTTTCACCGGATTTGGTCATGGTCATGCCGGAAAAAATAAATGGCAAAAACCCGAAATAAGCTGGTACACCAGTTTCTACGTTAAAAAATGGTGCGTCTTCGTTGACCCAATAATTCTGAAATTTATAGTCGCCTAACGTCGTCTCGCTGCGAAGCGTTAGATACTGGGCAAAAGCAAGAGATTCAGACATTAGAGACCAATCCGTTTGCGCTGTGTAGTGTTTTGCTTGAGCGCACGCAATGTACGCTGTTGACCTTCGGCGGCACCTCGTTGGGCTGCTTGCTGCATTCCCTGCTGGAACTGCTCGGTGGTCACATAATCCACATTATTGATGCGCTCCACCGTATAGCGTACGTCAATTGGCTTGTCTAGCACAGCGGTGCCGCCTTCGCCGCCTTGCATCGTCGCAGCAGACTCGTT